GCGCCTTCCCAGCCCCAGGCGAGCGTCTCCTGAAGACGCCCGGCGCCGGGCTCCTGGTAGTTGCGCACGCCCACTGCGGGCTCGCGCAGATGGGGGTCTTCCAGTTCGGTGATGGTGCGGGTGGAGAACCGCACGCCAACCGCGACACGTCCCTCCGTGGGGACAGTGAAGGTCGCTGCCGGCACTTCGCGTACCGCGCCGCGCAAATAGACGCGTCCGGCCTCCAGTGTGACCAAGCCGGTCTCGGCGTCGATCTGCAGGTTGGCGCCGCTGACGATGTCGCCATCCTTCAAGAGCGCATCGGCCACGCCTTGCAGGCGGTGGATCAGGGTGGTCTGGATCTCGTTGAGTTCTCGGGACTGCAGGCCGTCGCCGGCACGGAACAGCAGCTGGGTGTAGTGCTTGGCCGGGTCAAACAGGTTGTAGTAACGCTCGATCATGGATGGCCTCGCGGATTAGAAAGTGACAACAAATTCGAAGGTCTCGCGGGTGCTGGGCTGGCGCACGATGGGCACCGAGTTCTGCAGCACGAGAAGGATTCCGGCATCCGTGATCTGGGCCGGAATGAAAAATTTCTGCCCGAGGGGTAACTCGGGGTCGGTCTGGGTGCTGACGAATAGGCCTTGCTCGCGCACGACGCTGGTCGCGGCATCCTCGAAGTCAAAGCGCACCCGGATGAACAGGTGATTCGTCGGCTCCGTGACGAGTCGATAGCGCCCGGTCGGCACCACGATCTCCCCCTCGGGGTCGGCGGCAACGAAATGCACCTCATCGACCACCCGGCGACCGACCTCGCGCAGGAGCGCCGTCTGGCCAATCGGCTCAGGCGGATGCGCGACCTTGAAGTGGACGGTGACATCGCCCTGTTCAGGGATGCTGCTATCTGGCAAACGCCGGATCACGCCCTCGCGGGCATTGGCGCTGTAGTCGACATCGAGCAGGTACTCGGTCTGGTCATCCAGCGTGGTGAGGCGGATGTCGGCCAGATGCGTAAAGCCCAGCTCGATTACCCCCGCCTCATCAAAAGGTGTGCTGATCGCTTTGGTGGTGTCCCACAGCGGGTCGCCCTCGCCCAGGGCGAGGTGCAGGGTTTGTTCTTTGATCGCGGCGGCAAGCGCAGCGCGACCGCTGGCAGTCAAGATGGCCATGGGGTGCTCCAGAAAATGAATGGGGAGAAATACAAAGCAGCAGCGCGCAGAGCGCCGCTGGATCAGTTCAGCGTCTGATGTGTCGCGCCAATCAGCTCGCGGGTGTCGGTCCAGGTTGAAGATGGCCAGCGCACGCCGGTCCAGCTCTGGCCGCTCCAGTTGGCACGGCCACTGGCTAAGGCCATACGCGAGGGCGCAGCCTGCGTGTGGGTGTTGCGCTCCGTGCTTCGGGTCAGCAGCCGTTGCAGGCTGGAAGGCGTTTCGGCAAATCCGTAAGGCGTCACATCGGTGAAGCCTGAGACAGTGACGTCCATCTCGGTCAGCGTGCGCCATTCGACCTCTGCAATTTCACCCAGCGTGAGGTCACCCAGGGTCGGCAGCGACCGGATACGAAGCAGCGCTCGCCGGGGTGTGCGGGTATTGACCTCACCCAGCACGACCTCCGAGAGCACCACCTGGGCTCGCTGGTACAACCGTGGCCGCCAGCCGGCCGCATCGGGCAAGGCTGGATTGCCTCGGGTGTGGTCACGCCGCACAAACCCCCGGTCCAGGCTGGGCACCGATTCGCCCAAGGACCACACCCCCAGCGCCTGATCGGCACGGGCCTGAACTCGATGGACGACGAGATGGTCACGGTGCGCCTGCAGACTCAAGCTCGGCACGACCAGATCACCCAGGTGGCCACGAAAGCTTCGCTCCAGCACTTCGATGCGGATCAGCCGATGCGGTGTGGCGGAAAGCTGGTCACGGCCACCGAGGGTGATCGCTTGCCCCTCTTCACGCCAGGCAAAGCGCGGCAGGTTGGCATTGATGTCACCCAGGGGTGTGCTGTCGGAGGGCACCACCATCGCTCGTGCGAAGCGACGCTCAGGCATTAATGACTGCGCATCCGGTAGTCCCAGCGCATTGGCAAGCGTAAAGAGGTGCGAATGCAGGATCTCCTCGTTGCGCGTATGCCCATGATCGCCCAGGGCCGAGAAATCGAGCAGATACCGGTCGATCAACCTCGCCACCGCAAAGCGTGTCGCTTCGCGCGTGGGCGTCAGGATGATCTCTTGGGGTGGATGCGCAAATTTGCGCACCCGGCCAAACGACAGCTTGGTCTGCCCGTCCCGCCAGAACACGCCGCTGTGATCGGACAACAGTGCCTCGCCCAGTCGACTCTCGTCCAGCACAACGCGACGCAGGTCATGGCCGTGGTAGATCCGTGACAGACGAGAGCGTGCCGGAGCCGACAGTCGGGAAATGGCGATCAGGTTGGCAATTGCCGTGTCGCTGTCGAGCACCTGCCCCGGGTCGAGTTGGAACTCGGCGAAGTGAACACCGGGCGGTTCCTGCTCGACCGTGGCGCGCATCCCGATCCAGGACAAGGCCGTCGATAGCGCAGCCGGTGTGCCGCGCAGCCGCTGCCACAGAATCCCTTCGGCTATCGCTTGTCTTGGCTCCGGTAAATACGGCAGCAACTCGCCCAGTCCGTACTCCCAGATCAGCCAGGGCAAGAGCGGATCCGTCGGATCGGTCTTGAACTGACGAATCGCGTCCGCCGGCAGTGCCAGCCGGGCGAGCGGGTCGGTCGCCAGCGAGAGCGCCTGCTCCAGCGACGTGGCATTGGCGGGCAGCAGATGGTCAGCAGTCATGTGCCCTCCCGCTTAAGATGGGGGCGCTATCGATCCCGCCCCGCAAATTCCAGATTCAGATTCAAGAGCCGCACCGCCTGGTTGGCGTTGGCACGGATATCGGTCGTGGGTGAATGCAGCTCGACCTTGTGCACGCCGGGGCGCTGCAACTCGCCAATCACCCAGGACGGTGTCAGATCCCAGCCCAGCCCCGACTGCGCCGCCAGTGCGTCCTTGAAACGTGGGGCGATGGCCTCGAAGGCGGCCATCGGCGTGTCGGGATAAAGCCAGATGCGGGCGGTGACGGTGACGGGAATGAGTTCGGCCGCCACCACCTCAACGGTGTCGGTTAGCACCCGGATGTCGTCTCGCAGCACCACCGCGCGGACGGCCTCCAGCACGGCATCCGGTACCGTCTCCTCCTCTCCCTTGGCCAGCACGCTGATGCGCACCCGGCCGGGTTCGGGGCTGTCGACCTCGACATCGGCGACGTCGGGGGAAGCCGAGAGCGCCCAGTAGCGGTAGTGCGCCGCGCCGCCGGCATTGGCAAAGCCGATGATTCGCTGGCGTGTTCGCAGGCGCAGCGCCTCATCCGTCTCATCGACCAGACGGGTGACACCGTAGAAAGCGGCGAGGTGATCCAGATCGCTGCCGGTGGCAAAAGCCAAGAGGGAGGCTTTGGCAGCGGCGTTGATACGGTTCCTCAGCAGAACCTCCCGGTAGGCCGCCACCTCCAGGAGCTTCACCGCCGGGTCCGAAGCCAGGAGCGCGGAATAGTCCGGGTAGCGGGATTGAAACTCGGTTTGCAGTTCCGAGAAGATCGTCTCGAAGGACAAGGGCTCGATGACGGCCGGGGTGGGCAGGCTGGCCAGATCGTTGAGTGTCGTCATTTACACCTCCAAGCCGGTGAGCGCGGCTGCTTTGCCATCAGGCAGGTAGATGCCTTCCAGATCGAGCACGACTTGCCCGACCGTGGCTGAAGCAATACGCACCCGGGTGAGTTTGAAACGCGGCTCCCAGCGGGCCAGCGCTTCGGCGGTCGCCGAATACAGGTCCATGGCAAGCCTCGGGGTCATGGGGTTGTCGACCAGAGCCGGCAGGCGCGAGCCATAGTCACGTCGCATGACCCGAGTGCCGATACGGGTGGTCAGGATGTCGCGGATGCTCTGGCGAAGATGGTCTATGCCCGCCAGGGGCTGGCCGTTTTGGGCGTTGATTCCGAACATCGGGGACCTCATCTTGACAAGGTAAGGATTATTCCTTACCATAATATTCAATCCAGATTCATAGGAGGCCGTCATGCCCGCCATTCACGAAGTCGCCACCATCACATCAAAGGGGCAGATCACCCTGCCCAAACCGATCCGTCAGGCTCTGGGCGTGGATGCCGGTGGCAAGGTGGCCTTTGATTTCACGGGTGACCGCGTCATCGTCACCCGCGTGATCGACGAGCCTCACGAAGACCCAGCCATCGGCAGCTTCCTCGCTTTGCTCGAAAAAGACATTCAGTCCGGCCAACACATCACAACACTGCCTGATGATCTGGCGCGCACCATGCTCGCCAGACTTGGCAAACGGGTGGATCTGAACGAGGACATTCAAGGCGACGTGGCGCTGTGATTCAGCGTCACGGATGGAATCTGCTCTTCCACGAATGCCTCATAGAGCAGCTGCAGAAACTGGAGGCGGCAGCGTCGCGTGCCGAGGCACAAGACCCAGCAGGTTTTGAGTCCAACGCCAACGTCAAACTTTTTGATGCCATTGCGACGCTGATCCTAGAGGTAGTTCCGAGCGACCCGAACCGAGACGAATACCGACAAGGCAACACCATGGGGCCTGCGTTTCGCCACTGGCGGCGAGCCAAGATCGGCAGGCGCTTTCGGTTGTTCTTCCGCTTTGACTCCAAAACCAAGATCATCATCTTCGCCTGGGTGAACGACGAGCACACCTTGCGCTCTTCCGGCGCCAAGACCGACCCTTACGTGGTCTTCCAGAAAATGCTCAAGTCCGGCCATCCTCCCGATAATTGGGATGCGTTGCTGGCTTGCTCAAAAGTCGACTGGAAGAAATAAAGTGCGCTCACAAGAACAGGACTGCGACGTTGAAATGATGGCTATTCGCAAAGCGCTGATCGAAGGCGAAGCCAGTGGCGAACCAAAGAAATTGGATATCGCCGCATTCAAACAAAGAATGCTGTCCAGGCTGGACACCCACGCTTTCGACGAGCCAAGTACATCAACCGGCGAAGACGTTCAACGAACCCTGCGTCACCACTGATCCACAGGCCACCGGATCACCGATGCGTCCGACCGCCTGTCCCTCGGCAAAGACCGAAGCGCTGCCTTCTGCCAGCACGCTGGCGTGGCAGGCGGGACCACAGCAGTGGGTCGCCCAAGCATCCCCTACCCGGTGCACCGCGATGCCATTGATGAACACCGAGGCCGCCGCCGAGGTACTGGGGCGTGCAGGGAAACAGCCGTGACCGGTGCAGTTATCGCCCAGGCGCGTGATTGCTGGCATGGCAACCTCCTTCAGTTCAGATCTATCCGGGGGGCGGTGAGCCGCGCGCCCTGATCGTTGAGCTCCAGTCGCGTGGGGCCAATCTCCAGCACGATCTTGCCGCCCGCCGGTACCGCCAAGCGCCAGTGGTGCTGAGCACGGTCGTACTCCATCACCGCGCCATCCTTGAACAGGGTGCGCGAGACATCGGCCGAGTCGGCCGGAGCCGGATGGTCTGCCCGGTAGATTGAGCCCACCACCACGCCCTGATTGAGATCGCCACCGGGGGCAACCAGCAGCACCTGCTCACCCGGCTCGGGCGGATGCCAGGTTCGATCCGGTCCAGCGCGCATCGTCGCAAAGGGTAACCAGCCGGTGGTGATGGGACCGGCCTGCACCCGCACACGGGCACGCGCGGTGTCGAGTGCCACCACCTGGCCCATCAGGGCCACATTGCTGATGCGCCGCTCGGCCTCGGTCATGTCCTGGTGCAGGTTGCGCTCGCTCATGAACTTGGCTCCCGGTAGTGGGTGTCGACCGGCTGATAGCTGTGCTCATGGCTGACGCCAACCTCCGGCACCCAGCTCACCAGAACCTGCAAGGGCAGCACCCCGTCATCGATCACGTGCTTGGTCCAGTAGCTGACCTCGAAAGACAGTCGCGCCGCCAACACCGGCGTATCGCCATCACCACCCTGATCGACTTCGGTACGGGTCAGGCGCGTACCTTCCACCAGGAGCCCAAGCGTCTCGTCGGCATCGAGGATGGCTTCGACCGCTTGCGCCAGGAGATCTACCTCTTCGGCAGCGGCGTCGCCACTGGCGATGATCTCAATGGAGAGTTCGAGCTTCCTGTAACGCAGCCCTGGATCGGCATTGGGCTGATCCTCGATGCGCTCATCGCGGGTGTAGATCAGGATGGCGGGCAGCTTGGCCTGAAACAACGGGGTGCTGCGGTGGATGCTGATCCGGTTGGCGCTGATGCGCGGATCAATCGCCGGCAACTGCGCCACCAGTCGATGCTTGACCGCCTCACGGATCAGGGTGCGTGGGTGTTTCATGACCACTGCCCCCTTTGTGCAGCATCAGTTTCAGAAAGCCGTGCCCATCGGGGCGTACCTCAACGATCAGGTAGAGCACACCTTGCACCGTGACGGCATCGCCCTCGGTCGGGGTGGCGGGCAGATCGGCCTGCCGCACATCCAGTACCGGCTGGATCATGGACACCGGCACTCCCGTGCTCGCATCCACCTCCTGGTGTGCAGCGGTGAACACGCCCCGGCCCGGCAGCGCCTCGGCTTGTTCCTCAAGGTGAAACACCACCGGCTCACCGAAGGTGGTGAGCACGATGGCGGACATCGCCCGGGTCAGGTCACCAAAGACGGTCATGGTCACCTCTCATCACGATCACCAGCCATTGCTGGAGAAGAGCCGCACGGTCAGTGCCGGGCGCTTCACGATGGGCAGCGGGTTGGACTGGGTGTAGATATCCACGCCGGTGCCGTTGGGGCGGGCCAGCTGGTGGGCGTAGAGCTCCTGGCCGTAGGTGCCCACCGCTTCCATCAGGTTCGCCGGGGCGAAGTAAGTGCGGAAGGTATCCAGCGTGCCCAGCGGGAAGGCCACCCCTTCGCGCGGAGGGATCAGACGCACGGATGTACCGTTGGCCAGCGTCACCGTACCGAAATACTCCTCGAACAGAATGGAGCCAAAACGAAAGCCCCGGCGCACATCGTCTCTTAGCGGGTTGGTGCCAGCGGTTCCCTGGTAGAAGGTGTAGGCCTCCTTGACGGTCTTGTGCTTGACCAGCGCATCGAAGAACTCGGGGCTGACCAGGGCGTGGATGGTGGTCATCATCTCGCCCTTCAAGTTCTCCTCGATGTGGCGGGCGACCTGGGTGCAGTGGATGACCATGTCCTCAGCGCCCCCGAACACAAAATCCACCTCGGGCTTCTGGATGTCGAACTCGTCATGCCAGTCGTAGAGGGTGTTTCCAGCACCATCCTTGGTGATACCCAACAGCGCATTGACGCGCATGTACTCGAGCGTCTGTGCGTGTTTGGCGCGCATTCGGGCGAGCTTGCGGGTCATCACCGTGACCAGCGGGTCTTCACCAGCGGCGAGACCCAGCCCCCGGATGCCTTGAATTTCCTCGGGCAGCACCACGTCGTTGTGCGGAATGTGCGGCACGGCAAACGAGCGTACCGAACGCTTGTCGGTCGTGCCGACGGTCGCCGGGGCACCGGGCGCCACGGCGGGCAGCAGACGCAGCTCGCCCTCGATGGATTCGATGGTGACATTGCGTTGTGAAATCGGCTCGGGGGCAAACAGCCCCAGCTGGCCGACCCGGCCATAAGGGTTGGGCAGCAGTTGGATGGCAGCCGACATCTCGGCCAGCGTGAAGCCGCCGGCGTCGAAAGGATTGACGATCACAGTCATGAGGAAACTCCTGTTCAGGCAGCGGCGCGCACGACAATGCCGTGAGCAGACAGTTGCTGGTGTTTGAGGGATTCGGCGGAGGCATTCGTGACCGAGGCATCAAAGACCAAGGCACGGTCGGCGACGATGACTTGGCCACGGGCGAGCACCACCGCTTGGGTGTCGGTGTCACTGACGGCAACTGGATGCAGCAGCACGGCGCAGGCAATCTCGGCGCCTTCGATGCCTGCAGTCGATACCGCTGGTGAGAAGGCATAGACACCCGTGGCAGTGATGCGGCCAAGCACGGCACCCAAGGGATAGGCGGTACCTGCCTTCAAGGTCACGGTTTCGCGGGTGTAGTCCGGGTCGGACTCGCGCTTGACCAGATCACCGAGGGTCGCGGGAGAAATCAAAGGTGTGCTCATTTACGACCTCCATAGGCTTGGGCCGCTTTGACCAGTGGGCTATTAGCGACGGATTGGGGTTTGGTTTGAGGTTGCTGCGGGGCCTCGGCGACGATGTCTTGCGCGACATCACGCTCAGCGGCCTGCTGAAGGACTGACTGGCGCAGCGCATCCGGGGTGACGCCACGCGCCAGGGCCTGCGCCGGATCGACCGTGACACCGAGGCGTTTGGCTTGGGCGGCGATCTCGGTGAGCTCCACGAGTTGGCGGCGCAGTCGCTGCTCGACCTGGGCGGTGATGGCTGCTTCATCGAGCGGCGGTGGGGTCTGCGGTGACTGCGCCGGGGTCGGTGTGCTGTTCTCTTCGGTGTCGTCCACCGGCGTAACGGGGTTGTGATCATTCATGGAGATCTCCTTCGGGAAGGGTTGGGATCGGGAAGTGGTGCGAGCGGCCGACAGCGAAGCGGCCTTGTTGCGCAGGCTGCGGACGGCAGACATAGCGAGCTGCCGTTGCAGAGCGGCCAGCACCTCTGAACGGGTGCCGATCTGATCGGCTAGGCCTGCCTGAATGGCAGCCTCACCGCGATAGACGCGGGCTTCGGTGTCGCGGATGGCCTCCACCGTCAGGCGGCGAAACCCGGCGACCAGACCGATGAACTGGTCGTGCAACTGATCGATGTCGTCCTGGATGCTTGCTGCGACCGGCTCGGGGAGTGGTGCGTGAGGGTGGCCATCGACCTTGTGTCTACCTGCGTGCAGAAATGTGTAGTTGAGCCCCGCCTTTGCATCGGCAACTGATTCATCGACGTGGACGGCCACTACGCCGATGGAGCCAACTTCCGCAGTGCGGGTGAGCCACACTCGGTCAGCCGCACAGGCAATCGCGTAGGCGGCAGAGAGTGCAGCCTCATCGGCAATCGCCCACAGCGGTTTGCCCGAGGTCTGCGCCAGCTGCCGTAGGCGCTGGGCGAGATCAAACACACCGCCCGCCTCGCCACCACTGGAATCGACCTCCAGGAGCACGGCCTTGACTTGTCCGTCGGCGAAGGCCTGGCAGGCCTGCGCCTCAATGTCGTGGTAACTGGTGAGGCCGCTGGCCGCGCCAATATAAGAAGAGCGACGCACCAGCGTGCCGAGGACCGGGAGGACGGCGATGCCCTCCAGGATTTGGAGGCCACCGATCATGCCGGCATCGACGTTGGCCGGCGGTGGCGTGGCAAGCGTGTCGCCCGCCATCTTTCTGGCCACCACGCCAAGGATCACTTCGAGTTTCGGGCGCGCAATGAGGAGCGGCGTCCCGTACAGGCGGGACGCCAGGTAAGGCAAATCGGTCATGGAAATTCCTCAGTTCGAGGGAGTGGGTGTGGGCGTCGATGCAGGTATAGGCTTACGCCCAAAGGAGAGCCCCAGGCTGTCCTCTCGCCCGCGGTCACCGGCGATTTCGGCATCCACCATCACAGCGTCAAAGCCTCGCTCGGCAATCGCCTGGGTACGCGACTTGAGTCCTGCCTCTATGGCTTCGATCTCGGCACGGATGTCTTTAAGCGGATCGACCCAGTCCCAGCGTGGAGGCAGCCAACTGCAGTCGAGATACTCGGCGCGGCGGGTCTCGTAATCAGGCAAGTCGAGCTTCCCCGAGAGCATCGCCGTGTCCATCCAGCGCCCCCACACAGCCCGGCACAGCTGAAACACCAGCACCGAATGCTGGAAGGCTTCAATGCGTCGGCGGAACTCCAGGAGTGCCGCCCGGGTGTTCGAGTAGTTGGCCTTCAACATATCGGCTGACAGGTTCGCGTAGGGCAAGCCCAGCGCGGCGGCTACCTGCAGGAGCGTGCGGTACTGGAAGGACTCGTAATTGCCGCCGACATCGGCGGGCGTCGAGAAGGTGATGTCTTCGCCGTCATCCAGGATCTGGAGTTGGCCGGGTTCGAGCGGCAGCAGCGGCTCGCCTCGGTCATCGGTCTCGTTGCTGTTGTCGAAGTCACGTTCAGGCCGGCGCACGAAACCGACGAACATCGCCGCGACTTTCTTGCGGTCGAGCTCTGCGTCGTCGTACTGGTCGAGCAGGAACAGCTTCACCAGCGCCGGCGAGAAGCGCGAGACGCCGCGCAACTGCCCAGCGTCCACTGGATCGACGATGTGCAGCACCGACTCGGCGGGCACCCGAACGGTCTCACCAGCTAATCCCGGATCGGTGATATCGCCCGGATGGCGGCGCAGAAAGTGGTAGGCGACGCGCCGACCAATGCGGTCGAACTCGATGCCCTGACGGATACGGTGCCCGTTCTCCAACTGCTGGTTGTGGTTCAAAGGCAGCATCTCGGCCGGCAGCATCTGCAACTGCAGCGGGACCGACAGGCCATCCTCGGGGCGGCGCGGACGAATCCGAAAAAACACCTCGCCGGCGATGAACAGTTCTCGGGCGGCCCGGCGCTGCTGACCGTAGAAATCGGTCAGCCCTTCGGCATCCGACTCATCGGTCCAGCGCAGCCACAGGCGTTGCACCCGGTCCTTGAGCACGGCATCGGCAATGCCCGACGAGGGCTTGATACCGGTACCGACCGCATTACCGGCCCAGGACTCCACCGCATTGGCGGCGTAGCCGTTGTTGCGGATCAGGTAGCGGGCACGGGCTGTCATGTCAGCGCCGGCCGCCTGGATCAGTGTGTTGACGTGGGCACGGCTGGCTTGAAAAGTCTTGATGCGTCGCGCGGACAGTCCGCCCTCGAAGCCGCCGATCATCGCACCGACCTTGCGGCGCAGGCTCTGGAAGACCTTCATCACAGTCCCTTCCCGGCATAGGTGCGGATGCGTCGGGCACGTGGGCGGCCTTCAGCTTGGGCGATCTCGCGGTCCAGGTCATGAAGAGCCGACTGCAGTTCGGCATCCGACTTGTAGGTCACCCACTTGTCGCCAGCCTTCACGGTGAGCACACCATTGAAGCGGGCGGCCTGCAGGCCTTCCCGCTGGGCCTTGAGTTGTTCGAGGGTCATGGACAGCACTCCCGGCCAGCGGGAGGCTGGCCGTATCAGAGGTAGTTGGAAGAAATGGCCATGCGCCGACGGCGCGGGCTAGCGGTCATCGGGGCCGAGACAGATGTGCTCTTGCTGTGACGGGTGGTGGGCGCCGGCGGCAAGGCATCGGCCCGCTTGTTCAGGTTCAGGCCCATCGACAAGAGGCCGTGCAGTGCAGCGTAGGCGTACACCCGGCAGTCCAGCGCTTCGTTACGTCGGCCGTCGGGCTTCCACCAGAAGCGCTGCGGAAAGCCTTTCACGTAGCGGGTGCGAATCCGCTCGGCGGTCAGCTGCTCGAAATACTGCGCATCCCGATCCAGCGGGAAATGCATCGCACCAGCACCAGCCTCGGACTTCTTGAGCCGCGCATAGATCGCCTCCTTGGCTGCATCCACCCCGACGGTGAACAGATTGACCTTGCCCTTGTTGGCCTTGCTCGGGCGCTTGGGCCAGATCGGCCGTTTGCCCGACCCACCCTTGATGGCCCAGATTCGTTTGCGTTCGCGGCCCTTGCAGAAGGCGTAGGCCGCCAGGGTGTGGTGACCGCCGGTGTCCAGACACGCGGCTTCGATGGTCAGGCCGCTGGCGAGCGTTTCGTGCTCGAAGCGGTTGGAGAGAAACGCATCGAGCTGCGCCCAAGTATCAGGTGCCGACGGATCGCCCCACAGCACCTTGTAATCCACCGACCAGGACTCCTCGTCCCGCCCCCAGCCGACCACTTCCAATTCGAGGCGGTCGTCCTGCACGTCAATGCCGCAGGTGAGCAGGGCCACCTCGGCAGGGATGGCCGGCCCGTAGGCTTCGCGGCGTTCCATCAGACCTTCGGCGTCCAAGGTCTCCCCCTCCCGGTCTTCCCAGGTCTCGGCCAGTTTGGTGTTCACCCAGACCTTCAACCGCACCGGATCGTCCTTGGCCGCGTGGTGTTCCTGGGCGATCTCGCCCCAGGTGAGCCACGGGCTGTAAAGGCTCGACAGGTGAAAGCCCACCGTCTTGCCATCGCCTTCGGCTTTGGCGTTCCAGCGACCATTGGCGAGCAACGCAGGCTTTCTGTATTCGGGATGAATGCCGTTACAGGCTGGGCAGTGCCATGCAGCCTCGGCCATTTTGTCCTGGGGCCAACGGATGTCGCGCCATTGAATCTGGCTGAAAGCCCCACAGTGATCGCAGGGCACCTCGAACACTCGTTGGTCTGACTCCAAATAGGTCGTCTCGATGCGAGAGAACCCTTTCAGGGTCGGGGTGGAACAGAGATAGACCTTGCGATTGATGAAGGTTGCGGCGCGCTGCACGGCCAGCGCCACCGGGTCGCCTTCACCATCGGCATCGCCCGGATAGCCGTCGACCTCATCCAGAAACAGGTAGCGCACCGGCATCGAGCGCAGACCGACCGCCGAGTTGGCGCCGGTCATGATCAGCACGCCTCCGGGAAACTCCTTCATCAGCTGGGTGTTGCCGGAGTCGCGTGACCGTGGGTCCTTCACCCGGCTGGCCAGTTCCGGACTGGCTTCGATCAGCGCATCGACGCGCTGCTTGGAGACGCGCTTGGCCCCTTCCACCGTGGGCTGCACCAGCAACATCGGCCCCGGGGCGTGGTGGATCACATAGCCCAGCCAGTTGAGTCCCGCTTCGGTTTTGCCAATCTGCGCCCCGGCCATCAGCACCACGCGCTCCACGCGCGAGGTGGCTGACAGCGTTTCCATCACCGCTTTGAGGTACGGCGTGCGGCTGGTCGACCAGCGCCCCGGCTCGGCGGAAGCTACCGACGAAAGCATCCGATGGCGGTTGGCCCAGTCATCGACGGTGAGGATGGGATCGGGCGCGATACCCCGTTTCCAGGCGGATTCGACCGCCGATTCAGCAGTGTCGAACACAAGCCACTCCATGACGAAAAAGATGCACCGAACGCTTGGCTTGTGTTGGGAACAGCGCGTTCATACAGACGTCATCAACAACACGCTCCAAGGAGAAGCAAGATGCCAAAAGCCGCCATCCAAAATGAGCAGAAGCTTGAACTTCTGCTCACCAAGATCGCACTGGACCATCTTTTTATTGAGACCTTGGTCACCCACAGCAGCGATAGCCTGGACTTCCACGAGGTCAGCGTATGGGGAGTGAAAAGCGCCCTGATGGCTGCCTACGAAGCGGGGAAGCAAGCAGCTAAATCCGATTGAGAAAGAAGCTGAAACCGCTTGGCTTCATAGGCAAACAGCGCGTTCATGACGTCACTCGATCAATTTCCTTAAGGAGCACAAATGACCACTACCGAATTGACACCTTCCCAGCACGCGATACTGGCTTACGCAATCGAAAACAACGGTGGCAAGATCGTCTGGTTCCCTGACAACATCAAAGGCGGCGCGCGCAAAAAGGTGCTCGACGGGATGTTGAACCGCGCTTTGATCACCACCAACGGCACCGACTGGTTCGTGGCCGCCGAGGGCTACGATGCCCTAGGAATGCCACGCCCGAGGATTAACAAGAATGACGTCGGTCAATTCGAAGCCAAGCTCGACCAGATCATCGCTAACGCAGAAGGCGTACCAGCCGATATAAGCGATCCTGAGCTAGAAGCCGCCGTGACCGCCGCCGAAGCAACATGGGTCAAGCCCAGCACCCGCGAGAACAGTAAGCAAGCTGAAGTGATCCGGATGCTTCAACGCCCCGAAGGCGCAACCATCAGCCAGATCTGCGCTGCCACCGGTTGGCAGGCGCACACAGTGCGCGGCACCTTCGCCGGGGCCTTGAAGAAAAAGCTGGGCCTGACCATCGTGTCGGACAAGCCGCAAGGCGGCGGGCGGGTCTACCGCATTGCCTGATCAAAAAGAGCGAGAAAGAGGCCAAGCGACGCTTGGCTTCTCAATCGAACAGCGCGTTACTACGGGTGTCGCAACGATCAATCCACAGGAGTAGCCACCATGACAAAGAGCCAGATCCCAGCCACCCAGAACGATACTTGGGGCTTTTGGGGAACGATGAACGAGCATGCGGATGCCGCTTGGCCCTTGGCGATGAACGCCGTCTCAGACGCCACTGGCCAGTCCCTCGAGTCAGCTCGGATCTTCCTCGACAGCCGCCACGGCCGCCACTTTGCTGATGACGTGCAAAACGGCCTCTACGCTGGTTCCACACTGACAGACGCAGTCAACGCCGCCACCCAACGTTGGATGGGCTGGACGATCGGTCGCCAGACTGCCAAGCAGTACGGCATCCCCAAGGGCATGCCCTACCTGACGGGCTTTGTGATTCACTGCGAGATCGCTGAAGAAAGTTCCCCCGCCTGATCGAAGGCTACACCATCCGCCTCGCGGGTGGCTTGCTGTCCAGTCCAATCCTGCCAGCGACGCACGATTACATCGGCGTACTTGGGATCAAGCTCTATCAGCCGTGCCTTACGACCTGACTTCTCGGCCGCGATCAGCGTCGTGCCTGAACCGCCAAATGGGTCGAGCACTACATCGCCCGGGCGACTTGAGTTGCGAATGGCCCGCTCGACCAGCTCCACCGGTTTCATCGTTGGGTGCAAGTCGTTTACGCGCGGCTTATTGAAGTGCCACACATCCCCCTGGTCGCGGTCGCCACACCAGTGACGGTTAGCGCCCTCTGGCCAACCGTAGAGGATCGGCTCGTACTGGCGCTGGTAATCCGAGCGCCCGAGCGTGAAAGTGTTCTTGGCCCAGATGATGAAGGTCGACCATTTGCCACCAGCCGCGCGAAAGGCAGACTGCAGGGTGTCGAGTTCGCTCGAGGACATCGCAACGTAGACTGCGCCATCGCACCTTGCCAGCGCCGGCTTGAAAGCCGCTAACAAGAATTCCTGGAATCCATCCCCGAGGTTGTCGTTCAGGATCGGACGGTTGGTGCCGCGCAGTTTGTCCTTCGCCGTGTTGGCATAGTCCACGTTGTAGGGTGGGTCTTGAAAGATCATCGCCACCCGATCGTTGCCGAGCAGCGTGTCGTAGCTCGTGGCCTCAGTGCTGTCGCCACACAGCAGCCTGTGCTGCCCGCAGATCCAGACGTCGCCCGCCTTGGACACCGGAATGACCGGGACCTCGGGCGCAGCATCCTCATCGGTGTGGCCCTCGGTAGTGGTTTCCTCGCCTGCCATGATTTCCAGCAGCTCGTCGACGTCAAATCCGGTGAGTGCCAGATCGAAGTTGGCCTCCTGCAGGTCGGCCAGCTCCAGGCGCAACAGTTCCTCATCCCACCCAGCGTTCTCGGCAATCTTGTTGTCCGCGATGACCAGGGCCCGACGCTGGGTCGGGGTGAGATGCTCCAGCACCACCACCGGCACAGTAGCGAGCCCCAGCTTGCGCGCCGCTGCCAAACGACCATGACCAGCGACAATCACGCCGTCCGACCCAGCCAGGATTGGCGCTGTGAACCCAAATTCAGCGATGCTCGCCGCGATCTGCGCAATCTGTTCTTCAGAGTGGGTTCGAGCATTTCGGATGTAGGGCAACAGGCGCTCGATGGGCCAGTGCTCCAGTTTGTCAGCGAGCCAGGCTTGCATCGGCGTTCTCCAATCGTTCGTGTTCGACCTCGGCAAAGGTCTTCCCGGTGGCCATGAGCATCACCGGGACGTCGGGGTGGTTCTGTTGGAAGCGCTTGACCGCCACATCGGTATAGGACGGGGCGAGTTCGATGGCGCGGGCCTGGCGTCCGGTCTTCTGGGCGGCCAGGATCGTGGTGCCGGAGCCGCCAAAGGGTTCGAAGACGACATCACCCGGTTCCGAGTACGCCAGCAAGATGTGCTCAGGCAGCGCCACCGGAAACACCGCCGGATGGTCGATGTCGCGGCCTATTCGGCCCTTGTGGCGCATGATGCGGATCACGCTGTCCGGGATGCGGTAGTCCTGGGTGGGTTGCCCAGCGTGGGTCCAGCCACCGACTTCGCCGTCTTTGCCGCGCATCGCGGTGGAACTGCCGTCTGCGCGCAGGTGTGAATCATGGCCGGCGTGCTTGCACGGCACGATCTTGTTCGGTTTGCGGCTGGCGCGGTTGAAGTGGAAGACGAACTCGAAGCTGGGGGCCAGGCGCCCGGCCCAGTCGCCCGGCATCCCCGGTCCCTGGTCCCAGACGTACCAACCAAAGCGCCGCCAGCCATTGGTACGCATCCAGGCGAGCCAGCCATCCCAGTACGGGATGAACTCGTTGTCGCGGTGGATCAGCCCCAGGTTCACCAGCACCTGACCATCCATGGCCATCGGCAAGTTGGCGAAGACGCCCCGCATCAGCGCATCCCAGTCGGCGATGCCTTGCGTGTAGTCACGCTGCTGGCCGTAGGGTGGGCTGGTGAAGCACAGGCGAGCAGTGTCGCCGGCCATCAACGCCGCGACCACGGCGGGGTCGGTCGAGTCGCCGCAAATCAGGCGGTGGACACCCAATTGCCAGATGTCACCCGGCTGGCTGACCGGGGTGACTGGCGCCTCCGGAATGTCCTCGTCGACGGGTTCGCCAATGGGCGAATCCTCATCGGCACGCTCGGCCTCTTCGATGTCGCCAAGCAGGTCGGCCAGTTCCTCATCGCTGAATCCGGTCAATGCCAGATCGAAGCCTGCCGCCGACAGGTCGGCCAACTCGACGGCAAGGAGTTCCTGATCCCAGCCGGCCTGCAAGGCCAGCTGGTTGTCGGCCAGGATGTAGGCGCGTCTCTGGGTGGGTGTCAGGTGGTCGAGCACCACCACAGGCACGGCGTCCAGATTGAGCTTCTTTGCGGCGGCCAGGCGACCGTGGCCGGCAAGAATGCCGCCGTCGTCCGACACCAGCAGCGGGGCGGTAAATCCGAACTCGACGATGCTGGCAGCAATTTGCGCCACCTGGGCGTCAGAGTGGGTACGGGCATTTCTCTGGTAGGGCTTGAGCCGATCCAGTGGCCACATCTCGATACGGCTGGCCATGGTGGGGGTGACGGTCATCGGGAGAGTTCCTCCAGGGCTTCGCGGATCGCGTCCACCAGCAGGTCTTCCACCACGCGCTGGTCGGGCTGTGCGACCACCGCCGCCACGATCTGGGGAGCGAGCTTGCGAGGGATTTGCTGGATGCGGTCACGCAGCAGCCGCGCGAGGTTGAAGTGCTTGACCTTCACCTCGTCGGCGTTGAGCAGCTTGCCCGTGCGTTCTTCGAATTCGAGTTTGGCCAGACGCGCGGCGTAGGCCTCGCGAATGGCGCGGCTGGTCTGGTAGTCGGGAGCGGTGGCCCGGGTTTCCAGGGGCGCTTGCGCCTCACGACTGGAAACCGGGGTGGAAACCGCCGGGGTTGCCACCTTGGCCGCAGGTTTCGCGGCGTCGGTGTTCAGGTTCTGCGACGGCAGCGTATTGCGCTCCCATTGTGTGTCGGCCTTGGTCGGGTCAATGGTGCCGTCAGATTCTTTGCTGATGCGCCCGGCCTTGATGGCCTTGGCCACAGCGGTGTGGCTCACGCCACGGTGTTGGGCATAGGCCCGGATGGATAGTCCCATCGCATTCCTCCGGGCCAGGCGGTCATTCAAGAGAAAATTGGCTGGATCGCGGGGGTCCCCTGTGCGTGTAAACCTGGGTGGAAACTGGCAACCTATTTGCGGCTCTGTCGCTAGGCAAGCGTCGCGCTGCGCGCGGCCCCCGCGCTTCAGATGGCCCGGGAGGACCCGTTTGATGTGTCCGATGCGTCAGGTCGCACGGGTGAGTTCTTCCCGCAGCGCCCGTTGTATCCGCCGCTGGTACTCACGCAGCGCCACGCTGCGTACCGTGTCGGCCATGCCAAAGCGCGGCTCGACCTTTTGCTGACGGCGCAGCAGGTACAAGGCCAGGATGCGCTTCTCGTCCCGGCGCTCGAACACGCTGCCTGCCCGGTAGAACACGTTCTTCTTGGCCAGCATCGGACCCGGCCACTGACTCTTGGGGATGACGCGGGTCTTAGCGGTCTGTGCCATCGGCCCGACGGGGATTGCCAGCTTGCCGGTCTTGGTGCCGCCAGACTCCTGCAACGCCATGAACCGATCTCGCGACCAGACCTCGGCCATCAACGTGCGCGGTTTGGCAGGCGTCACACCGATGCCCCGGCTGACCCACGGCCGGCGCAGGTTAAAGCGCTCGGGCAGGCCATCGCGCACCGCATCGCGGGCATCGAATGCGGTGCGGGTCAGCGCCTTGGCAGCGGCATCCGGGATGCGCTTGGCTGCTACGTCCGATAGGTACTCGGTCGCCTTGGCCACATCGGCGGTGACATCAAGTTTCAGCATCGGCGGGCTTCCTGCGGCGCGGGGTGGCAGGCGCTTCGGTTTCGGCAGAAGGCTCGGCAGTAATGCCTGCCTGCTGCGCCAGGATCTGTTCGGCAGTGGCGGGATCGACCTCGACCGTCAGGCCGGGGGCGAACGCGCGCGTGCCGCCGTCGCCGGTGATGATCAGCGGACGGGTGATGAGAAGTTTCATGGGGGAGTCTCCAGCGCTGGGCAGGCAGGCGAACGCCAGACCCAGAAACGATAGCGCCCACCAAGGTCTCCTCGGTGGGCGCATTTTTCAGCAGTACGGGATTACTGTACCTTGTGGTGTGACACGCTCCAAGAGGCCCTACGGTCTGCGTTTTCGCACCTCACCGCACGAGCCCGTAATGCTTTGCTAATACCCCTAACGAAGCGACCAGGATTCCACGTGCTTCGTCCGCTCGCAGCGGTGATCCGTTCCAGCCTTGTCTGAACGCCCACTCTCGAACGGACATACCAAGACCAACCACGAACCACAGCGCAGCGCCGCCTGGACTGGACGCGCCGCCAATCACCTCAAGCGTCTTTCCAATACGTCGATGAGCAAATGCACACCGATCTGTCATCGAGTCTGGTAGGCGTGGCCCTTGGTCAACCCTGATCAGCGATGGTGCCTTAATGCCTGAGAGTTGCGCCGCATAGAACTCCTCCTCAAACATCCGACCCGCATCGTGCATCTGGACAGTGATGGTTTGATTGCGAAGCATGATCGCCAGTGAATCTACGCATCGAAAATGCTCAGCAGGCTGCTCCTGGTCATCCGATTCACGAACAAACTCGACGATAGAACCGTCAGGTCGCACAACACAATCGCCCAGTCGTGGTTTATTTGATTTGACCTTTTTGCGTTTGCTCATTTGAGTTCTCCGCTTTTGTTCGGTTCTTTGCGATGTCCATACATCCGCACCGCGATGGCGGTGAGAAACTCGCGGTCCCATGTGTCGCGAATCTCCTCGAGCGGAATCACAACAACGCCTTGTTTGTGCCAGGCAGCAGCACGCATTGCGGCGAGTTCCTCTGGACTGGCTGGAGATTGAGGGGCGATCTTTCCAAGAGTGCAGGGAATCGAAGGTGTGCTCATTCGCATGACTCACCCCCTTGCGAAATCGCCCAATCCAGCAGTGCCAGCGCATCGGCATGGTTGTCGTCGATCGGGTCGAAGCCGCGCGCTTTGATCGCCACGATCATCTGTTCTTTGCTGGCATTGCCTTTGCCTGTGGCGTGCTTCTTGATCGTGCCCACCGGTATGCCCTGGTACGGAATTTGGTGATGTTCGCACCAGGCCGTCAGGTGAGCCATGAAGCCACCGTAGGCGTGTGCCGCATCAACGCCCGCATGGCGTCGCACTTCTTCGAAGTACACGGCGTCTATGCCATCGCAACACTGCTTGATTTCTGTGAGCCAGCGCCTAAACCGAAGGTAGCGCATACCGCCGCCCTCGAAGCGTTGCGGCTTGAAGGACTCCGATCCGCTGGTCACAACACCAGAGCGATCGCGCACAGCCCATCCGGTTTGAGATCCCAGGTCCAGTGCCAGGACCGATGGTTTGGATGGGGGGCGACACCCGCAGTCCGAGTGGTGAGCAAAACCTCCACGTAGGGTAGAGGGACCCTCTGGTCCCTCTCCTACGTAGTAGGAGGGGGAGTTTTCGCCAACTTCAGAATAGGCGAAAGTCCAGTATTCATGCGGGTTTGCGCCAGTTGGCAAGTTGGCAGCGCTGCCAATTTGCCAATCTGCCGACAACGCTGTAACTCGTTGATGTGATTGCAGTTCAAGTTGGCAGGCGTCTGCCAACTTGCCAACTTCAGTTAAAAATGGGGGGAAGTTGGCAAACGTTTTGCCAACTTGGCGATACGTGTTCATGAGGGCTCCTGGGTGTCGTTGATGTCATCTTGGTAAACCCACACTTCGGGGTTCTCGACCGGCATTGCGGCCCCTGACTGCGGGCATTTGTAGTGGGTGGGGAGGACCGTTCTGCTCTCGAACAACACTTCCCCGGTCTGTGAATCAGGGGGTCCGATTGCCATTTGCAACACCATGCCCTCCACGCACAGGTACCCAAACTTCGTGCGTGCAGCAGGCAGTCCGTAATCAGCTGCGTTACGGAAATACTTGATGTAGCCTTGGGTTGAGAGCGCGGAAAGCCGCTCGCGGATGGTGCGCTCGCCACCGAGCCCCGCTTTGCCCTCATAGCCTTCAGCAAACTGATTGGCGGTGTAGCAGCGCCCCTTGCCGGCTTCGTCGAACAGGATTTGTAGGATGGCGTCGCGCTTGCGGCGGCGCTCGGCATCCAAGCGCTGGCCGTAGTCCTTCATCACCAGCCGCTCGTTGGCGTCGACTTCTCGCCACTCACCGTTGATCTTGTCGACGTGCCGTTGCGGGATACCCGCGCCATTGCGCAGCTCGAAGATGAGCTGGCGAGTAGTGCGCGTTTCATCGGGTCGGAACAGCAGCATTCCGGTCGAGTAGTAACCGCGCAGGCTTCCTGCGCCGGCTAGTGCCTGGAACGGGTCCTCCTCGAACTGCTTCTTGCCGAGCTTCTTGGTGTGGTGGGCGAGGATCACCCCGGCGTCGGGATTGACCGCCTGGCGAATCCGCTCCACCCGCTGCGAGAGGAAGAACAGCATGGCGCCGTTGTCGTTCTCTCCACCGGCATCGCCGCCGTCGAACACGTTGCGAATCGGATCGATGGCGATGATGTCCGGTGGCTCACCGCCGAAGGCGTTCGTGATCGCGGGGATCACCTGCGCCAGACCGGCGTCGTCCAGCACCAGACGCAACTGTGGTGTGGCGACGAAGTTGGTGCGTGCGTCCAGCAGCCGGTGCGACGGCAGGCGGACATCCTTCACACGCTCGCGCAGGTAGTGGTACTGGACCTCGGCCTGCAGGTAGAACACCCGTAGCGGACGGGGTGGATGCATGCCCAGAAATGCAGCGCCAGCCGCCATGTGAGCCAGCCACGACAACAGGAAGTCACTCTTGCCGACCTTGGGCGCACCGCCGAACACCAACATGCCTGCGGGCGTCAGTACGCGCGGCGAGATAAGATCGGGTGGCAGCGGCGAGTTATCGTCGAGCAGTTCACCGAGCGTGAACGTGGGCAGAGAGGCAGCCGCCGCCTTGACCACGCGACGTTCGCCCTGGGCGATGAATGCCGCGCAGTCGAACCCTTCGTCGACAGCGTCTGCGGCATCCCACTTGGCTGGCTTGTCGGTGGGCGGCACCAGGATGGCCACGGATGTGCTGCCCGCAGCCACGCAAGCACGCGCGGCGCTCTCGGCGTAGTCCCAGCCGGGTGCGTCCCGGTCCGGCCAGATGACCACGGATTTCCCCGCCAACGGATGCCAGTCGGTTTTGTCGACAGGAGCCTTGGCGCCGTTCATCGCGGTGGTGGCCGCAATACCGCAAGCGATCAATGCAGCCGCACACTTCTCGCCTTCGACCAGGACGACCTCTCGCGCCCTCGAGATGACCGGGAGGTTGTAGAGCGGCCTAGGGTCGGGCGCGCGCCACATGCGGGCACGAACATCCCAGGGGCGATATTCCTTGCCCGTCGGTGGGTCGTAGCGGTAGACGCATGCGATCAGTTCGCCCTCGGGTGACAGATAGTCCCACTTGGCGGTGTAAGCGCCGAGGTCGTCCATTGGCACGCTGCGAACATCGCGGCGCATCGGCGTGATGTTCGGTGGAGCAAGACCGAGCCACTGCCGGATCTCGCCAGCGATGCGCGGGAAGTCGCTGCGTGCGGAGCGACCCTGCGACCGCGCCCACAGATCGATGACATCGCCGCCCTCGTCGGTGGAGAAGTCCTTCCACAGGCCGCGCCGTGGTCCGTCGAGTTCAACCACCAGACTCTTGCCAGGGTTGCCATCGACATCGCCGACGTAGAACTTCCCACCTCGGATGCGCCCCTGCGGAAACAGGTAGTGGAGAACGGCTTCGAGCCGGTCCAGTAGCCCCGCACGCAGCGCATCGGTATCGGATGGCAGTTCGTCGCGCTGCTCGGGGGCGTCATTGAAGTCGAGCCAGATGATGTTGTCGGCCATCATGTCGAACCCCAACAGCGGTCCTGCCAGGGGCAGAACTTGCACTCGACATGCGTCGGTGTAGTCGCATGGCGTGGCAACAGTTCCTGGCTGTCAGTCGCCGTGATGACACGAACCGCGCGATCGGACATCCGCTGCGCCAGGCCGCCATCGAACGGCACCAGCTCGAACCAGATCTCCTCGGAGTCCTTGTTGATCGCGGTAAACAACGCCGGGTTCGCGGAAATGCCCGGGATGCTGGCTTCCATGTAGGCCTGATAGATGGCCATCTGCGCGGCATAGACCGGTTTGGATTTGCTGACGCCGTGCTTGACCGTATCCCGCCAGGACTTGTCGTTCATGGTCTTGCACTCCCACAGGGCCGGATAGCTCATTCGTAGCTCTGCGGGGCCGCCGTTCAGGACGCCATCTACGTGCCCTTGAATACGGCCGCCTGCAACGGAAAAGCCGAACTGACCGCCGCTGGCCTTTTGGGTGTACAGATCGAATCCGGCCATGCGCAGCCAACGAATGGCCAGTTCTTCGAGAGCGTGTCCCA